TCTAAAGTTTTTGGTGCTGGTGCTGATTCATTATTTATAGTTAAACTATTTTCTAAAATTACTGATATGCTTGGATCGTTATAATTGTCAGTAAGTACTTCAAAAGCATAAGCTATACCACTATTTATTGCATCATTTTTTGTTAAATTATGATAACTTTCCATTGCGTGCTTTGAAAATTCTGTGTCACCAAAATATCCTGTATTGTATACTGTCATACCATGACCAGGTTTATTCATAAATTTTTCAATTTCTTGTACTGCAATTTTTTGATACATCTTATCTAAATCTTTTTTACTAGTATATGGACCAGCTACTTCATTTAATCTTTCCATAATATTTTGATTAATTTCATTGGCATTATATGTCAAACCTTTTAGGTAAGGTTTAATTTCTGCTTTAGTTTTTGACATCATTTCTTTGTATTTAGGATCACCTTTATAATATCCAGTTCCTTTTTCTCCAGTAAAATTATTTGTTCTATTTGCTGCATATATAGCTTCAGCTTCAGCCATATAAGTTTCTAATATTCCATTAAAAAATAATCTTCCATCTGCAATATCTTTTCCAAAATCACCATCTTCACCTACATCAAAATATTCTGCTACATTTGGTTTTATTAGAGATGCTTCTTTTCTATCTACATCTTTTTGATATTCTATATTATCTTTATAATCTTTAATTAATTTATCTATAATACTATTTGGACCTCTAGTTCCATCATCTAAAGCTAATGCTTTTGTAAATAAATTTTCAGTATCACTATCAATTTCATTGTAATTAATTATTCCTTGATCTGATATATATTTCCATGTTTGAAAAGTAGATTCCCATGTTCTGGATGTTTCATCTCTATTCTTAGTATTAAATTCATTTATTAAATAATTCATATCTACTTGATTTATAAACTGTGCTAAACTTTCAGAAAGTATTCCAGCATTTTTTGCTGCAATAAGATGTTCTTCTAAAAATGGATCAGCTAATCCTGTATTAACAGCTGTAGTTATTTGTTCTACTGAAATAGGTCCAAGATTTTTACTAAGTATTTCTTCTTGTATTTTAGCAGTACCACCATAATGATCTACTAAATCTTTATTTTCAGGACTATTTAGTAAATTAGCTAATGGTATATTACTTTCAATTGATTCTTTTTCTAAACTTAAAATTTGTTTTTTGTATTTTAAATTGTTAAATATTTTTTCAACTGTTGTATTACTAACATCTATATCTCTATCATATAAATATTCAGCTATATCTGCCATAGTTGGATTTGTATTAGCACCAAAAATAAATCCACCAGTTTCTATATCTTGGTTACTTAAACTTTTAGTTGCTTCTGTTAAATCATTTACATATTTAAAATTTTTTAATTTTTGTTTTTTAACACCTTGTTTAATTAAATCTTCATTATAATTTTTAATATCTTTTTTTCTATCAAGACCTGATTTAATAATATCTTCATATTCATTTGGTGATAAATTTTCAGCAGCTCTAAATGTATCTCCATTCAAATAATTATTTAAATAATTATCTAATTTATTATCAGCTTCTATTACTGATTCTTGATTTGTAAAATCTACATCATCATAATACATTGATGTTAATGCTTGAACTCTTTGTATTTCTGCATTAAAAAAAACTGAATTTAAATCTTCTTGCTCTTGTAAGTCTCCATATCTTAATGGATCTATCTGTTTTAATAACATTAACTTTTCAGATAAATCTGAAATATCAGGTGTTGCTTTAGCTACTGCTAAGTTAATTGCTTCTTCTTTAGTATTAATAGAACCTTCTTTAGCTTCAATACTATCAAAAAATACATCATCTAAAGATGCAATATTTTTTTGTATATTGCTTTGTATACTTAACATATCAATAGCTCTGCTATCATATAAATTTTTAATAGTTAATTTATTAGAATAGTTTTTAACTCTATCAAATGTATCTAAAGAACTTTGATCTATATATCCACTAGCAAGATTTTCAAATCTTTTTGGAGCACTATCAATTATTTTATCTCTATATCCAGTAATATCAGCTTTCAAAGAAGCCATATCAGGATTAGGACTATTAAGATATTTGTTATCTAACTCACTAAAGTATTGATTTGTTTTAGTTTTAAAATCTGTTTTCCATTGTTCATCAATTATTTTAATTTGAAACTCTGTATATTTATTAGCTGCTTCTGCAAATGATCCTAATGCTTCACCAAATCCTGAAGCTTGTGATCTTACAACTCCAAATTGGTTTGTTACTTTTGTAGATTTACTACCTCTTGTTAATGATTGTCCTCTTTGTATAGCCATATTATCCTCTATACTTTTTATTAAATTCTTTTAATTGTTTTTGTTGTTTTTGAAATGGTGTCATGCCAGGCTGATAATATTGATAATAACCCCATCCTTGTAATGCACTTGAACTTGCACTTGAAAGACTACCCCAAAACACAGATTGTTTTTGTATTTTACTATTAATAATTTGTTGATCGTATTTAGATGTAGCTATATTTCTATTTAATTTTATGTTGGATATATCTTCTTTAGCACTATTAAATACATCTTGTTGTATTGTTAGAAAACTTCTACTGTCATCAAGTATACCTGAAGCTCCAGCTATAGCTCTATTGTTATTAAGAATTATATTCATTGCTTCTGTTCTTTCATTTTCTTCTTGTAATGCTCTTAACTCTGCATATTTTTTTTCATCTTGATATCTTGCAATATCATTAGATAAAGCTTTGCTAGATTGATAACCTTGTATTACTGATCCACCAGCACTAGCTAAAGATGAAACTAATAAAGCTGTCTCTACTCCCATTAGTAAACTACCTCTACTGCCATGCCTAAAACTTTAAGTGGTAATGGTTCTGTTTGTGTAATCTTAACAGTAGGTTCTCTATCATATCCCAAAAAATAAAACTCTTTCTTTCCTGTTACTTTAGCAACACTTTGTGTTACATCAAAGTTTACTTGTCTAATAACTAAACTTTTAGCACTACTATCAGAAGCTTGTAAAGCTATATTTAATGTATCTGCTACATCTATAACTGCTCTTGATATTCTTTTAATTTGTCCTGTAAGTGGACCATTCTGTATGTCTTTGTCTATAGGCATAGTTTCTAATATAGGAGTATAATTAAATCCTATATTAACTCCAGTTGCATGAGCTTCATTAAAAGTAACTGTATCACTACTTGTAGTAGTAAATTCTCCTAATGCCATAGTACCATCAACAGCATAAACTACAGTAGATGTCAAGTGTGCTGGTGTATTATGTAGTCTACCTTCTACTATAGTTATAACAGCATCATTAGCTGGACTAGCTGCTAAAGCTTGATTCAATACTAATGTAAATCCAGATGCAGTAGCATTAACTGTTTGTATAATGTACTGTGTACTATTACCAGCTATACTAATAACATCATTAAGATTAGGTGCAGAAGTATATCCATCCACATTTAGACTAGATCCTGATTGACTTGCACCATTTACTTTAGGTGCACCTTGTTGACTAAGTGTTGTTATACCAGATGAATCTAATGTTAATGAATCATCTTCAGCAAACTTTTCTAATGTATATATAGTAGAACCACCTATTACTCTTGATGCTACACAAAATAAATTCTCATTAACAGCAGTTATACTTGTAAATTTATCACCTGTTCTTGTAGACCATGATGTCCATCCAGCAATCTTTTCAGCTCTAATACTATGAAATAAAGCAAGTGTACCATCTGTATTAGTAAAGAAAGCAAACTGTTCTGGTCTAGTAGAACTACCAGTTATCATTGTCATATCTACTGGATTATCAATAACTTGTGATGCAAGTATAGATATAGATGTAGAAGCATAAGCTGATTCAACATCAGAAAATAAATACTCTCTTATAGATCTACCATTCTTTTGTGCATAAATTGTCGCACCATCAAATATAATAGGCTTTGCTCTATTACATCCATAAGGAGTTTGTCTCATAAAAATAATATTAGAAGGTGTAACAGCAGATGTATCTGATGATGTAGGTACAAAATACTCACCACCATCAGTAAATAATTGCAAGTTTCTTGAACTGACAAGATGTCGCACTTCATTAATCCTATCACCTGTAACTGTTACATCAATACCCTCTGCTGCTAATCCTGTACCAATATCAAAATTAAAATACCCACCTACTTGTGATGCTATAACTCCAGCTGGTTTATCTCTAATACCAGCAAACCATAATCTATTATCGTGAAATGTAACTGCTTGTGGAAATCCATGAACAGAAGATATTAACTGTTCTGCCCAATCTGCGTGTGGTCCATTAGATACTATATCTTCTAATACAGTAACAGTAAGAACTGTAGCACTTGTATGTCCAGTTACAAAAACTTGTTTGTTATTAACTAATAAATATTGTCCTACATAAGCACTACTAAATGAACTAGCACTAGCTGTTAAAGTTCTTCCAGTACCAGTAGCATGAGCAGACATAGTAACTGTTGTACTTGAAGGTGCATACTTATAAAAAGGTTGTGTTGTTTTGTTTGTACTATTTACTGTAACAGTATCATCTTCTTCAAATGCAAATATACTTGCAGCAAAGCTTGTTGCACTTGATCTAACTATCTTAACAGTAGGATTATCTCTATGTGCTATAAATACTGTATCACCAAACTGTGCGTAATTTAATTCAAATAGTTCAGCTGTAGTCCAATTACAATTAGAAGTTATGTTTGCTTGTACACTTGCACCATTACTATCAAAAATATCTAATCTATTATTTGATAAAACAAATACAGCCATCTCATCATTAGAAAATATAAATGGAATTATTCTTGATGCACCAGCTAGAGTAGCTTTATAAGTAGTGCCTGGTCTACGCATAAGACCACCTTCATCTAATAAATACCAATTCTTTAATTGTTTAGCTCCATTAAAATATGCTGAAGCATCAGTACGTGTAACTAATAATGGATTAAGTTCACCACTTGAAAAGTTGGTGTATACAGTTCTAAGGACATTAGCCATTAGAATCCTCTAGTATTATATCTATTTGTAATAAATCTTTTTGTGTTTAGAACTTTGTTTGTTTCTTCTTGACTGTCAGTATTCTTAGCAATTCTTATTTGTTGTTCTGCTAATGTACTAAACTGTTGTATCATAGCTGCATCTCTAGCTACTGATCCAGCAAATATAGATGCTAATTGATATTCTAATGCTAGTTTAAAGTATGCTGGAAACTCTGATTCATTCTGTCTAAATGTATAATCAGCTATTAAAGTTGATTCAGATCCATAAGTATCACAAAAAACTTTATCACCATACCTGGCATATTGAATAGGTATATCAGAAACAGTAATTGTATTTAATACAAGTAAGTCTGGTAATTGATAAGCATATGCATACCTACCAGTAGGTGCATCAGTTAATAAATCTAGTTGTCTTTGATCTGTAGCAAATCTCCATCTATGCCTAGATAGTAGAGATGTAAGTATATTCTCATACATATTTGAAGCAACAAGTGCTTCTGTAGATCCATCATCAAAGGATGATATAGGTTGTGCACCTATCATAATGATTGCTCTCGCACATATATCTACTTTTGTATCTGCCATTTTGTTTTATAAGAGGGGGAATTACCCCCCTCCCTATGTTTATATATTATGCAAGTTTAGTAGTTGTTACTGTTGCTGCACCTGAAGCTGAAGTTACAATAAGTAAATCAGATTCTGCTGTA